TCAGCTGCTTGAAACGGACGCAGCCTTTATAGTAGGCTTGCCGTTAAACGCAATTGTACAGCTTATGGTATTCGGTGCTGTAGATTCGCCTCCGCCTATACCGGCTGCGGTAACCGTAACGGGACAGGTAAGTTCCTTACCATTACGGGTTATTTTGATGTCTGTTACTCGCTTAGAGCCGATCTCATACTGAATTTCATCAAGAAAAGTACAAACAGGATCATCTTTGATGAAGTCACCCGCAAGCACTACCGTAGGTGCTGCGCCGACTACCGCAGAGCTTGCAAATCCGCCGTCCGCAAGATAGGTTGCACTGTAAACGACCTCGTTTATTGCCGTCGTTACCGATTTGAATGCCTTGCGCATATCCGAATATGTAGCCGCTTCTCCTGTAGGAGTAGTATTGATCTCTACCTTTATTTCACTGTTCAGCTCGGCTTTGCCGACAGTAGGTATTACCTGTTCATTTGCCATATTAGTACCTCCTAAAATGCTATCCTGACATCAACAATCATAGAATATATCCAAAAGTCCCCGACCTTACCGACAGGAGCGGCATCGGTTGAAACCGAAGCACTTAACAGCTGAACGCTGTCATCTTGTGGCAGTTCGGTTGCTTTCGAGATAAGATTGCCGATATTAAATAGCTGTTCCATAGCTACACCTTGTGTCTTGTTTTTCGATAAAAGAAGAAGCGGCAAGGTTCTGTCCTGCCGCTGCCTGTTAAGTGTAGCACCGTTATCCTTTGCCGCCTGCACTTCGGCGGAGATACCTCCGCCGACAGGCAAGCCGGTTGTTTCGATTGTATATCCGAGCTTATCTTCTATAAAATTGAGAATAAGCTCGATTGCTTTTTTCTGAGGTGACATTATTTATCACTTCCTGTTAAAAGTTTCTGCAGTTGTCTTCGCCACTGTTCCCCTTTAACCGATTCCGCTTTATGCGCCCACATTTTGCAGGCTTTTGGGTTTTCATCATGTGAATATGATATAGGGTTACCTTTTTTAGATACGCCATAGTACAATGTTCTTGCATAAGGTGTTTCCCAACGAAGAACCATAGCAATACTATCGTTTCTTATTTCAACTTCACTGCCTTTAGCACGGGCAAGTGCTTGTAACTGTTCTGAAGTCACTTTTTTTCCGAGCGGTGGTACCCAATCGGCAGAGATTCCTGTATGGATTATACTGCTATTTATGAGAACGCTCTGATCTTGAGGAGCGTAATCGTTGCAATCCTTAAGGAAATTTGACATAAGAAGTTTCATAGCATCATGTGTTTTTTCCGTCATTCTCGCCTTGACTGCCGCACTGTTAATGTTAATCTTCACATTCATAACGATAACCCTATCTCATAGTGATGCGGAGCGTTTGTGTCATACCGCTTTATGCTTGCAATTCTGTATTCCGTTTTTTCAAAAATCACTTTTGCGCCCGGCACAAATCTGAAATTCGGTGGTTTGGAATTACGGCAGTCATAATACATGACTGCGTCAACCTTTACCTGATTGTTCTGCTTATCGCTGGTATAACTCTCTGTTGGTTCTATACGGACATAGTTCAATGTTTCCGTAGACGTTTCGGAGATTTCGCCCCATCTGTCGGTCTTTTCGGCAACAACAGCGGCAGTGTGAATCAAAAGACTGCGTGGTATAGGTTTCATCATAACGCATCAAGTCCTTTGTACATAAGACCTGTCGGTAAAAGCAAGCCGTATGACGCATTGCATATAGGCAGTTTCCCGTCCGATACGCTGCTGTTGCCGCCTGTCGAATAGCTGAAGCTGCCGAGCGAGATGTTACTGAAACTGCCGTCATGCACAAACGAAAGTCCACCGTTTGCCGATATATAATCGACCTGCCAGCAGATAGCGTCTTTAACGGAAGTCTGAACTGTTTCGTTCAGACTGTCAAAATTAGCTATTCTGCCGCAGGTCTCGTTATATATAATAATGTAAGCAATTTCAAGGAGCTTAGCAAGCTCCTTGTCATTGCCGTCAAACTCTCCGCAGAAAACGTCTTTGTAGTAGTCAGGTGTAACTATCTGCTGCATCGGATACCTCCGCCGGCTTCTTTGACTGCTTAGACTGATTTTTGTTTGCCGAAGTTGTTTTCTGCTCCTGCTGAACTGTGTTATCCGATATATCGTCGGCTGTAAATCCTACTCTTGTCATGGAAACCTCCTTAGGTCAGTGCCGTTGTATCACGGTTGAGGTAGATACCCTTTACCTTGTTTTCATATGTTTCTGCGATGCTATAAGCACGGTAGAAGAACATATAACCGTCATCTGTCTGGTTTTCCTCAGGAGTAATTACCTTATTGACCGTGTGCTTACCGAACTGGATAACGGCATCACGGTTTATTATCATAAAGTTGATTTTATATCCGCCCGTTGCGCCTGCATAGCCGCCTGCGGTCTCGTTGCTTGAGGTGCCGTCCTTCATATCGATCGCCGTATAGAATCTTGTCTGCGGAACAGTGATGATCTTTTCAAAACGGTCAAGGATAGCCTTGCTCTTTGTTGTGTCAACGTTTTTCGCAAGCGTAAGCAGTGTAGGAGTAATAAAGAGTATCTTTCCGTCAACGTTTACTTCCGCCTCGTCCTGTGCATTGACAGCGGTCTGGAGAGCTGTCAGGACAGCTGTACCGGCGGTGGGAGTAGCTTCGGCGGCGGAGAGAATGCCTGTTGCACTTGCGTATTTTGCAAAGCGGAAAGCGTCCATTTCGGGAACTACCTTTGTTCTTATGAACTCGCTTGCAAGCTTGCCGAACGCAATACCCGCTGTTTCTTCGTTGTCCATAGCGTCAACGGAGAACTTACGACCTCTGTCATAGTTGCACGACTTGGTTTCATAGGTGATTGTAACATCGCCCTTAACATAACCGCTTGAACGAGAGTAATCTGCAAGACCGTCCATACTCATCTTAGGGATAAGAAACTCTCCCGCCTTTGCACCCATTCTCACCGTGTCGGTGTCAGCGTCAAGCACCGAGGTTGCCGCTGCCTGCTGATAGACGGTATCGAGCTTGTCGATATACGCCTTGAATTTTGTAATTGAATTCGCCATAGTGATTTTCCTTTCCGGGCTTACTTAATGCCCATTATCTTGTTGATTCTTGCTTCATCGGCTGTTTTCTGTTCATCGTTTGCAGTTGCAACAGCTGACGTAACTATTGCCTTGGGAGGTTTTTCTCCCTTGAAGTTGGGATATTTTTCGATCACACTGTCAATAGCCTTGTCAAGTGTAACATCTCCGGCGACCTTTGACTTTGCGAGCGCAAGCACATCCTCAATGCAATCTGCCGCAACGCCGACAGAAAGTGCGTGAACCTTGCCCTTAAGCTCGGCTATCTCCTGCTTGTTTTCCTCCTGAGAGTTGTCGCGGTCGACGGGGGATTCCGCACCGCCTGATTTTCCGTCGTCAGCCTTTCCTGTTTCTGAATTTCCGGAAGGCTCGGCTTTCTGCTCAGCGTGCGGTTCGGACTGCGCAACAGTTTCCGTGGCAGTGCCGTTCTGTGCGCCGCTCTGAGCAGAGGCAGCTGCCTGTTCCGCCTGAACTGTGCTTTCGGCATTCTCAGCTGCCGATGTTGTGATTTTTTCATCCATAATGATTTTCCTTTCTGTAAAATGGGTAATATAAAAACAGCACCGTGAAAGTGCTGTTTTAATCATATAATTTGTCATAAGAAAAACACCCTCGAAAGGGTGCTTAAACGTTGTATTTATCTCTTATGGTTTTAATTCGTTTACGAAAAGCTATGGTTAAATCCATAAGTTCTTTTGCTGATCTGTCATCTCGTCCGTGAAAACCTTTATACTTAGATTCGATATTGGAATATTGTGACTGATATTCTTTTTTTAGCTTTTCTAATTCTTCATAACAACCGTCAGGGTAGTTTTGAGCGTTTATATGCGATTCCGAGTTTTTCACAGGCTCTTTTAATTCTTTCATGTTGTTCATCTCCTAACGGTATGAGTTCTGGATTATGAAATAGAATATCATCCACTTCAAGTCTTGCTTCTTCATAAAGTTGTTCGGCTAAATCAGCAGGCGTCTTATTTTTAATAATCATCGTGTAAAGATATTTCTCGTCACAAGCATATGAAATGTATGAACCGTCTCGAATACTTTCAACAAGGTCTTCCTTACTAAAGGAATACTGACTTTGTCCCTTAACGTGATTATGGATATTGATACTACCATCCATTTCGTCACCAAGAAGTCCGGTATTGACAGTATATTCATCACCGTAAACAGTATACATTTTTCCTCTTTTGTTTATTACACGACATTTTTCAATAGGACTTTGTGATTCTTCTGTAATAAATTTCTTTAATTCAGAAGAAACAGCTTTACCATCATTGATATTAACTTCTCCGTAATTTTCATAATAATGTTCAGATTTGTTAATAGATTTCCCTTTACCGCTTGACCTTATTATATCATTAACAGCAGAATTGTCAACATCAATAAGCTTTATCTGCTCTTGTTCTGCCTTAACCGCCGCCTTATAGCTTGCTGTTGTCTTAGCCGCTTGACTGCGTCCATATCCCGGAGTAGCGGTGCGGTCGGGCTTACATACAAGCCCGTTTTTCTCACAGTAGCTTTTAAGCTGCTGTTCCTGCTGCTTCAGCTTATACGCCGCCTTGTCAAAGCCTTCCTTGTCTCCGAGAGTGTCAAGAGAGGTACATTCACGCTTTGAAGCTCTGACCTTTCGTTCAAGGGCACGCTGATTACATATCTTCTCATACTGCTCGGCATTTTCCTTTTCATCATACGGAAAATATGTCTGAACGCTTATACCGGGCAGGAACGGATAGATCTGATGACCGCAGTTTATACCCAGTATTCCGGCAGGCTTGCCGTAGGAGCTTGACCGCCAAGCATAGAATTTTATCCGTTTGCCGTCAAGGTCGGTGGTATAACCTCCGCCGCCGTTGCGATTGAATATTTTTCCCTGATCTTTGGCACAGAGCGGTCTTGCGCCGCTGTGACTGCTGACCTCCACCAGATCAAGCCCGTATTCGTCCATAAGCGAAAACTGTGTTTCTTTCGCAACGCTTCCGACAGTGGAGCGTATACACATATTAGTATATGCTTCCGGTGTCCAGTTGCGACCGTTCTTATCTACAAAAGCCGGGATACCTTTCTGCGTCATTTCGCCGATACATTCCCGCATGGCACTCTGCCGTGCCTCTATGCCGGTAACGACCTTGCCCGCAGCTTTATTAAGACTGTCTATGTATTCCTGCTTGTTAGCAAGCTCGGCGGTACGGTTGATCACCTTCATGGCGGCGTTCTTTGCCTTATACTTCATCGTTGTATTTGTCAGGTTCAGGTCTTTTTTTGCCTGTTTTTGAAGCATTTTAAGGCTGTTTAACATATTACCGGACATTGACGGTGTGGCTCGCTTATCTATAAGACCTTCCTGTACCATACGCTTTAATCCAGGCGCAAGCTCCTGAATAGCGGAATTTGCCGCTCTTTGAAGCGTAAGCTCCAGAAGCTCGGGCGTTTTTCCTGCATATTCAGCTATCGTTTTTGCGTTCTGCTTAGTCAGCTTGCCAAGCTCGGCAAGCTTCTTCATTTTCCACTTTGCCGTATCTTCTTCAATTCGCCCTGCGGCAAGATAAGCGGCTATGTTTGCGATAAGATCGGTTTCCAGTCCGACGATAAGGTCGGTTATACCCTGTGACAACTGCAGGGAAGTCAGCTTATTCATAGCTGTCACCGTCCAGTATGCCGCCGTCTATGGCGTTTTCCTTTGCAATACGCTGCAGTTCTTCTGCGGCTTCTGCTTCATCAATATTCTGTGCTTCCATAATAGCACGAATTTTTGATTTAAGCCCTGCCTGAACAAGCTTGATATTGTTATCTATACGGGTGTTGTCATCGCCGATAATGTTATCCTGCCAGTTTACAGATACCGTGTATTCCTTGCTGACTTCCTCCGAAGCCTGCGTTACCTCGATGATCGCCGTTGCAAGACTTTCAAGCACCTCGGATATGATATTCTTGTTATTCTGCACGGTGCGAAGTGTGTCCTTTTCATCGGCGGCAACTTCTGTCGCCGTTTTTACGCCGGAATTACTGTCAAACGACAGCGTTCCCGGAGAGAAACCAAGCTGAGTGCTGAGTATATTCAACTGAAGCTTCAGAGCTTCAACGTGTTCGGTCACCCTGAGGGACTGGGTATTGTCGGATATATTTAACTTCGGCGCATCATCGGCGTTGAATGCCTGATATACTTCGTCATCGGTGTCAAAGTATTTTACTTCGTTGCCGTCGCTGTCATAGGTCGATTTAATGCATTCCGAAGGAATAATGATACGCTTCTTGCCGAGTATAAATTCTCGCTCAAGGCTGTCGAATATTACATCTATTTCCCGTAGCGTGTCTATTGAATTTGCAAAAACAGGCAAGCCGAGCGGCAAGTCGAAAACCATATTGTTTCCGACTGCAGGTTTGAAATAGCAGAATAACGGCTTTTGAACACCTTTGAACACCATTTCATATTCAAGTTCCGGGAACAGCTCGGAAACCGGTACTGATTGACCAAGATAGCTTCGTGAATCACTGCGCCGCAGTATATGATAGATGTGAACGCCGTCCGACTGCAATGTATGATACTCGAACAGCTTGTAGTAGAAGCCGTTCTGAACATAGTCGTTGCAGAAAATACCTTCTGTTATCTGACGGTTATTCCATTTTGTTGGGAAGAAACGATCGGCATTTATGTAATTCAGACGTATCACACTATCCTCGAGATACACCTTTATTACTCCGCCGCCGAGCGCATACGCACGGGAAAGAAATTCGGGAAAACGTTCCCAGAAACAGTTATTTTCAAGAACCTTGCTTACTGTATCGTTGTACTTTTCGTCATCAACAGATATATCGCACTGTTCTGAAAAAGTCATCGTGGCGAGCTTGTCGCAGATAACCTTTGCCATATTCGTCATAGCTCTGGGACGACTTTTCTTTTTTATTCCGCTGTTTGTAACCGTCCTCCAAGGCGGTTTACCCTGATAGATGCGTTTTGCAGGCTCGATGTGCCGTGTATAATAGTCGGATATATCGACTATCGGCACGTTCGGAAATGCCTGCTTTATATAAGAGTATATCGACATCAATTTTTCCTTTCTGCGTCGAAGACGTTACTCATGTAAGCTTCGGAGCTGTATTCCTGTGCGTCAAGGCTATCAATATTTATGCTTCCGTCATCAAGACGTATTTCGGTCGCCGCATTTGGCTTCCATATAGCAGTTTGAAATGCCTCTATCGTATGCTTGCAGTGCGACATTATTTTATATCTGTCAGCCGCAATCAGACGGTTATAGAACAATATACGATTGTTGATCGAACCTTTCCGTGCATTGTGGATATTCACACGGAGCTTTCTCCTCTGAGCGGCGAGACGCACTCCTTTGATAAGTATTTGCTCCGCTGAATCAAGATATATTTCAGTGCATTTCCATCGCCGGCATACACCTTCAATGAAATTACAGAAATCATTTTCAAGCTCATACGGAGATATTGTTTCTTTACGATAGTATTCGTCAAGCGTTACGATCGACTGAAAGCCTTTAGTGAATCCGGTAGCGTTAAGGGTATGAGCTGAGCCGTTGCCGCCGAAGTCTCCGCCTATGGTAACAAACATAAGATCTTCGGGAAGTGTATCTACAATATATCTCGATGGGTTGTCGGCAAACAGTGGGTAAATAACACCTTCTGCTGCTACCCAGTTACCTCGGATAAAGCGTTCGAAATAAACGCCCGTGTATTCCTTTTTGATTTCCCGGACATATTCTTCCGGAAGCGTGGTATTATCATCAATAAGAAATCGCATAACAAGTATATCGACCTTGACATTGTCTATATATTCCTTTTTTAGCCAGTGCGTCGGAACATCTGGGTTTGTCGTTGCAATAAGTTTTGCTCCCTTGACTGACAATCGGGAGAGAAGCATCGAAAAGAAGTCTTTCGGAAACAGCGTCAGCTCGTCGCAATAAGCTCCGCCAAGCGTCATGCCTCGTATCTTATTCTCGGACTTTGCATCATTTGCTCCCTCAAGCAGTATTTTTCTTCCAAATAATCTGCCTTCTTTGGTAGACAGCGAATACTTGAAATTATCTTCGCCGACAAGCTCCTGCAATAACATCAAGCAGTTACGCTTTAATGTCTGTAACGTTTTTGCCGACATCAGATAGGCATAATCTGTCGGACGGTCTGCTATCCAGAATGCCCAAAGGATAAGCGATATCCATGTCTTGCCACTACGGACAGAGCCTTCAAGCAGGTTAAGTCGATGGAGCTTATTGTGTTTGAGCAAGCTCATCAGCTCCTGCTGTTTGACTGTGAATATCAAATCATTTGACATTTTTCATTGCCTCCAGTATAGCGTCAAGCTTGCCTGCACCGTCATCTGACATAGCAACGGGAGTTTTGCTGTAGGCATCACCGGCTTTGTTCGTCAGAAAGAACTCTACCGCCGATTGATTCGGAGGAATATCACGAGTAATTATTTCAACAGTTTTTCTTCCGCCGACAATACGCTCTCTGCGTTCCGTAACGGTATAACCGGTAGCGGCACGGATTAGTGCCTGTTCAACATCTGCCCGAACAAGCTCAGGGTTGTCGGCTATTAACTGCCTGACTCCTTCAGAGCGCTCGATAATCTGTTGTATTGCCTTTTGCCGCTTGCTTTCGGATGTATTCAGATAGCATTCGACCAGACTTTGAACGGCATTCACTCGCTGTTCGGTATCAGCTTTTTTGTATTTGTCGAGATCGGTTGCAAGGCTGTTTATAGCCCTTTTGCGATTGCTTTTTCTCACAGTTTGCTCACTCCTTTCGGGCAAAAAGAAAAAGAGCCTTATAAAAGCCCTTATTCTGCATTTGATTATGTTGACGTGAAATTATCCCACTTTGATTTTTGAAACGTTTTAAACGGCAATTAAAACGCTTTTATCGGTAAATATCCCGTTGGGATTATATCGGGATATGCTTCGCCATTCCGATTTTGAAAAAAATCAGATTACTTTGCGTATGTATACAGCCGTTCCGGTGGGGAGCGTATCGACCAACACCTTAGTTACTGCACTTGTCTATATCGACCGCACAGGTTATCCTGTGTGACTCACCGTAAAGAGTGATCTCTATAACGGCTTTATGCTGTCTTCGGGAAAATTTCACGATTTTGTGCTCATAGCGTTTGAGATAGCCGCTGTCTATCTTTAGTACGCCGTTTTCTATGTGTCCTTTGCTGACCTTGAGTATATCGGGATTGCGACATAACCCGATGATATATTCTTCTTCGGTACAGGACAGGCACGTTGTTTTACTGACAAAATTGCCGACACCGTGTATCTTGCGAATGGTATAATAATCATCGGCTGTCAGGCGGTCGGTCTGAAAGAATATGTAACTGTCAAAAAGCGGTTTGATTTCTTCGTGCCATACACCCTTTTTGCGATACTTGTACAACTCTCTCGGCACATACGCTGTATAACCGAGTTCACGCATTGAGTACATAACAGCCGTTTCAGAGCCTGACTGTACATATATTACATATATCATTCGCCGTCACCCTCTTTCTGCTTACCCCTGATATATTCGGCAAGCTGTGAGTACAGCTGAGGATTATCCTTAGCCATAGCGGCGAAGATGTCTTCCTTGAAAACATCATACGCCGCATCCATTGATGAGCGGTTCTTAGCGTCTGTGTCCCGTTTATATGTTGCCGCTTTTATCAGCGATGGCACTGCAGCAATCAGCTTTTCGGGCGGGACATCTTTTAGACTGTCATCGCTTAAATTCTGGATTGCTTCCATTACTTTATGGTTTGTTAATCGGGCAAGAGCCTCGGAAACATCAAGATCCGGATATTTGGCAAGCTCCTCGTTTATAAGGCGGAAGTTATTGCTAATGAGCATTACCTGCTCCAAAGAAGCATTCAGAGCCTGTGCATAACGTGCTACCGAAGATTTCGATACCTCATAACCGTTTTCACGGATGAAATCTACAATGTCACTGTAGCGATATTCTGACGGGTTATTTATCATCATATCAACGGTTTCCCTGATGTCGCACGGCAGCTTGTCGACTTTACCTCTTTTACGATTACGTTTTTTCATAGTATCGCCTCCTTACAGATCTATGCAAGGATCTTCGATAGCACCGTTAACAAGCTGAATGCCCTTAGCGGTCAGCTTACCTGCAAGCTGTGTATAATCGTCGCCGATGCACTCTACAGCCTGTTCGGAACGTATCTTCACGAGCCGTATATATCCACCTTCAAGCAGATAATTAAGACTGTCAAGTGCTTCGTTTTCAGCAATCTGAGGCTCAAGGGCAGCAGTTACATCTACGAGATTGACGTAATCGGTACGGAGCAGATTGATTGCTCTGATCACAGCCCCATTGTTTTTTATAAACTTGTTTTTCCTGAGCTGATCTTTTATATTCATCAATTGCCCCTCCTGTCCTTATCGGCAAGATTATCTATCTTTGTTTCCAGACGTGTCATAACACGGATAAACTCGGAATTTTTGACTGCCGTATCCTTAAGTTCGTCAATTGCACTGTCGATCTTGTCTATAGTGTGCTTGATTTCTTCAACTTCTGCCTTAGTGGCGTATCGGTCGTTAAGATTTTTGATGTCAGATTTGCACTCGCCGATAATCTCTATGTAATGCTTAATCTCGTCTTTGGTGACGCACTTGTCCTGTCTGTCTATAGTGCGTTTTACAAAATACGAGATAATGCCGACTGCGCCTGTAAATATGATGTTTAATACAGCTGTTAAAATATCTCCGATTTCCATGTAAAAAAGTCCTTTCAAAGCTTTTGTTATAAGGTATTTTGATATACTATTTTTAATGTAATTTTATTGTACCATTTAAGAGTAAAAAAATAAAGACACCAAACAGTTACTATTTAAGTAACCATTTAGTGCCATACGAACTATGCTGTATAATTATACCAGAATCGAAGAATAAAGTCAAATAGAAAATTAGTCATCATTTTTGTTTAGTTTGCTGATTGATTATTTTGAACAAAAATGGTATTATTCTATTGAACCTCAAGCTGACGGCTTTTCTTGCACTCCAGGCTACTTCATTGCGACTTGGCAATCGGATGAATGTTGTGAAATGGAGGCCATTGAAATGAAGAGAAAGAGGAAGACAAATAAAAGCACATTAACTATCGTGTTTATTCAGCACTTGTGTCTGCTTATCACACTTATCATTATTGTGTTAAGTATTATGAAGTTCTAGAATAAAAGCTGGGCTACCTAAGCCCGGCTTTTATTTTTTGCTTCTCTTTTTCAGAAAGTTCAAGGCAATTCATAATCTCTGCAGAATAGCCGTGCTCCGCAGCAATATCTTTTGCGACTGTAAATGATATAAGGGTAGACGGCTTTGCAATCGCAATACGCTCACCTCCGAAGTAGCCGACAAGCTTGCGGTATGCTTCGATACCGATTACCTCAGCTATTTCCGCCTGCGTTCCTGTCAGATGCTTTATCTGCAGATAATCAAGTTTTGATTTTGCCATCGGTACGCTCCTTTCTGCGCTTTTCCGCCCGAACATATCGTTTGATCGTGTCAATAAGCTCCGCACCCTGACGTTCCGAAAATCCCTTGAAAATGTCATATTTCGGATTGACGGTAATACCGAGTTCCTTTTTAATAATGCCGCATAGCCGGTCTTTAACGGTGACAGCAGACGGGGAAAGCTTTGCAAACTCATACATAAGCCCGAAAATTTTGCTTATCTGAGCGTTGCTTATATATGCCTTGACCTCCGGAGTTATAGCCCGGAGGTTTGCTTGCAATTGTCTGATTACTATATCCGCCTGCTCGTCGTTCAGCTCCGATATAGATTCCTTAAGTGTTAGCTGATATACAAATCCGTGCAGATCGTCTGATTTATTTCCGTCATCGACAAGTCCGCATTTCCGTCCCAGAGAGTAGATGTACCTGCGTTTCTGCTTTATATCCATTATAACACTGTTATCTTTGTCGTGTCAGATACCGATATAGCGCTATTTATCGATTTGATAACTTCTTCGACACTGCGTCCGTTTTCAATCGTTTCCAAAACAGTCATAAAACGCTGCCATTCAAGCGATTCAGCGAAAAGATATGCGTAATCCGCTGCGTCCTCTTCCGAAAATCCTCCAATGGCAATTAGGTTTTTGCAGTCTGTCAGGAAGTTCGCACCTTTAAGCTTCTTTTGAAGTGCGCTCTTTGCAGAATCATCACACGGCAACTGTTCGAAAAACTCATCAACAGTCAGTTTGTGTTCCGGCACAGTAATATCGGCTGCATAAACACTTGCAAATGTTCGTTCAAGTTCTTTGCTTTTGAAAGTATACTTTGGCTCGAGCGATTCTTTGATGTAGTCACCGAACGCATCACCCATCAAACGCTTCAGAACGGCAGGAGATATAATCTTTACTGTTCTGGCTTCGGTGTACGTAACGTCATGTCCGTCATTATCATCAAATGTGCAGGTTCTACGCTTGCTGTCACGGAGCTTTTCACCGCCGAGCTTCAAGAAAAACGCTTCAAGCTCTTTGTACCGCAAATCAAGGGTTGCTTTTTCTTTGGACAGCTTTGCCATTTCTTCAACTTTAGCGGCAATTATTTCTTTTGTTACTGTCATTCTGCCACCGCCTTTGCTATTACCGCAGCACAGTCCGGGCATATATCTATGCCCTCGTAGTTTACTGCCTCTGTGCGATTTCCGCAGAATCGGCAGACAGGAACGTGCTTGCGGATATGGATTTCTCCGGTATTGTCATCGACCGTAAGGTCTATCGCTTCACCGGGAGTCAGACCTGCATACTCGCATAAGTCTTTTGGCAGACAAACATTCCGCTTAGCTGTAAGTCTTTTGCTTTTCAACATTGCCATAATAGTTCCTCCTTGTTTTTTATTACTCCACTCTGCATTTATACGGGCTTGTGACCGTTGCTGATCAGCAGCTGCATTAGAGCAGGGAGCTTATACTCCCTGATTTTTATAGATTTTTCGTCTGTAGCACCCGAACCCGATAATCGGGCGAAGCTTGTTTTTGCAAGTTGGGGTACCGTCTTTATCGAGATATTTGTACTCACAAGAGTAACATTTCTGTGCCGTATCTCGCTTTTCACTTTCGGGTGTACGCATTTTATGTAGATTATTTGATTTCACGCTGCTTCTGACCTCTTTTCTTCTTGATTGCCGCAATCTGCGATAATCTTGCTACATAGAGCGGATTTTTAGCGACGAACTCGCCGTACGACATACCGCATTTCATAGCTTCGGCAACTATTACCTCTATCTGTTCCATATTGCTCATTTCTTTCACCACCTTTCGTGCACTCTGTCTTTTCACGGGCTTGTGACCGTCCACGGCGACATTACACGGGAGCTTTTGCTCCCGGAGGTTATTCTGATTTGCCTTTGTTATAGCCTTTTTTATATCCACTGTTGAAGATCTTATCTGCTACTATTATGCTGAAGTACATTTTTGCAAGAATCCATCCTATGTAGAGAATTACAAGCATAAGAGGGATTATAAGAACCTCGCCGCCGATTGATCCGTCAGGACGGTCGGCAATAACATTTGCGTATTCTATTACACTTACAGTCGCTGTGCCGGCAAAAAACGCAGCGGCAAGCATTAACACATTGTTAATAAACTTTCTCATTTGTTATACCATTCCTTTTTTATCAGCTTTGTCTGTCTGTTGTGCCGGCAGACAAGAAGCATTATTGTCGGTGTATCTTTAGCTATCAACCAGTTATCCGGGTTGATGTGCGCTCGTTTCAGAAAATCGTATTGTGACCTTGTAGGTTTCTTCCCGTGCATACCGTCACCTCACAACGCTTCGTACATCGATTCGCATGAACTTTGCCATAGCGGCAAGACCGTTAAGATGAAAGTTGCCGTTGTCATACGCTTGTGAGAACAGTCTGACCGCCCCTCTGAGTCCCGCTTCGCTCTGAGCGACCTTATGCAGGAACTCCAGTTCCTGCTCCATGTATGATGATACAAGCATAGGGAACATCAGATCCACATCCTCACGCTTGATGTCGGTTGTAACAAATTTGGGTGACAGCCATTTACGGTTATTTATCTGACGGTAGTTACGTCTGGTCTTGCCTTCAAATTTCTCTTCGATGCCGTTATCGCCGACAAATGCAACGCCGAGCGTCTGACCTTTATCGGAAAAGTAATCGGCAAAGCTACGGATAGTTTCTATTCCGTGGAACGTCAGAAGCTGTCCCTCATCAATGATAATAACCATACCGTCATGTAGCTTCTGTGCAATTGCAAGCCACAGATCGTCTGTTGACTGCGATATGGGAACGCCCAGTTCAAGTGCAATTAGTTTAAGCACCGCTTTTGCCGACTTAAAGCAAGGGTTAACTGTGATAACGATGCTGTTCAGCGGATTGTCTGCGTGATATTTCTGCACAGCTTTTGTTTTACCGATACCGCTGTCGCCGGTTGCAATTGCAACGCCGCCTTTGATCTGACAGGTCTTGATTGTCTGATAGATCTTCTCCGATATGCTTGTCGGTGCATAATCTACCTCGCAGTAAACAGCAGCTGCATCGGTTTTTGTTGAAAAGTAAGCCTCGAGCTTTGCAAACTGTGCTTCTTTGTTACCGGTATAAGCACCTTTTTTCAGCTGCGATATAGTTGATGCCGGAATACCGATGCGCTGTGCCGCCTTATTTGCCGATCCCATCTCTCCGGCAAGCTCGTCAAACTTGGCAAGCAATGCAAGTTCCTTTGTTTCGTCCATTGTTTGATCATCCTTTCCGAATTATTGCGTTAATATTCATCTTAGCGACGTCAATAGTTACCTCATTGACATCGGCAAGTTCGGGGTTGTCCTCCTTAAATTTGTCTGAAAATACAGGCTTGAATTTTGTCGGTTTTTCGACCTTGAATTTTTCTTTGCCTCTTTCGGCTCTGTTGATAGTCGCCGTCAGGAAGTCAATAGCCTGTTCTTCTGTGATAGACGCCGTGAGACCCTTTGTATAGTCGTGTATTACTCTTGTAACCGTGCGGATTTTCTTCTCGGCTGTTGCAATTTCATCGGTATCGTCCGTAATATACGGCACGTTAAGCTCAGTCTCAAGCGTCCATGTAAATCTGTAGGCGTCTGTTTCCTTGTCGTAGATGCGCACCGTCTGATAGTTTGCCGGGTCGTATCTGACATAGACCTCCTCGCCTTGATACTTCCATGCGTCCGGAGCCGAGTACCACAGCTTTTCTCCTGCCAGCTCGATATATACGCCATTGCGCTTGATTTTCTGATACCGGGTCGTTCTTGCAAGAAGAAGCGCTAGATCTTCGTCTTTGGCGTCTCGGAACTTTGTGTATTTGATCGATTCGTTCCATACGTCAATTCGGCTCATACTCTTATACTTGCGTTCTTTACCGCCGTACTCGGAAACATTAAAGTCGCCGTCTATAAGCACCTCAAGTGCCGCTCTTATCTGATCGTCCTCGGGGACTATGCCGTATTTCAGCTTGTATTTGAGGCTCTCCGGACGCTCTAAAATAGTACCACCGCAGAAAGTCTCGATAACTCGGCTGATATGGTTCTTCAGTGTTCCGAATGTACGCTCGATAGGCTTCGCTTTAGCGTTACGGACTATTGCGTTGTGCATTGTAATATCAAGCAGCTGCAGTATAGTCGGCGGTATATCGTCTGCATTCCATGTTTTCCTTGTTCTGTGACCTCTGCCGCCTATATCATGCGTCAAAAATTCAGAACCGTTATCAAAATACACCGATTTCGGAACGCCGAAACGCTTTATTGCGTGACGGAGTGCCAAAAGGGTGCTATGCGAGTCAGGCTGTTCGGTCAAATTCCAACCGACAAGTACGCCTGACTTTGCATCAAGAAACGCTGTAAGATACATACGATGTGTCTTCTGTGCGTTATTTTCGCAGTATGTGATGAAGTCGAAGGTGTGGTTATCGGCGATCCATACATCGTTTGCCTGCAAATCATCATACAGACGCTCTATGTATGGTATGTATTTATCGGTCAAAGCCTTCTCCCCGTATCTCATCAGCGCAACTACTGCTTCGGGTAGCTTTTCGGTTTGCCTGCGGAAGCTCCGTTCCGAAGGTATCTTATCAAGATCCTGCGGATAAAATTCTCGAACCCATTCGATCATCAGCTGATAACAGCGTGACACAGGCAATCTGCGCTCATCAAGGAAAAAATATAAGAAAGCGTCAAGTATATGCTTTGGAATATCAGTGTGACCTTTATTCCATCCGCCACGCTTATCTATAAGCCCTTCAATATCGCCGTTTTTAAATGCGGCGTACTTGCGATACAGTATATCGGTGGATATATCTATCTCGGGATGTTCAAGCTGCATCTTGGCTACAAAAAGTAGATCCGTATCGGCTTTTTTGCGATTACTCTTGTTCCGGTACATCTCCCAGATCTTGAGTACCTTGATCCAGTCAGCCGCCTGCTGTCGTTCGTTTTCCGTGTACTCCTCAAATGGCTTTGTAACAGCCTTTGAACGCTGTTTTTCAACCGTTTTAGTCGGTGCTATTTCAAGTTCTTTGCGCTTGGAGTTATAGTATCGCTCACGGATTTTTTCGTCCATCTGATCAATGTCAAACAGATATTCTTTGCGGTTATTTGCCGCATCGGCTTTTTCAATTGATGGTAGCTTTCCGTTTTTAGCCAACTGCTGAATATAACGTAAACTACAACCTTTAATTTCAGCTAATGCCGTAGCCGAAATCATCTCACTCACAGTAGATTTCTCCTTTCCAGCAAAGATAGATTACAGGTTATTTGGTAGAAACCGTATTGCAATTAACATAATAATCGCCGTTACCGCCGGAATTAAATATGAAAATAGTAAGTCCAACAGTTTTTCCTTCATTATCGTTTTCTTTCCGACCTGCCATCATCAGTACAGGGCGGTCATTCCCTGCAGACGGGCTGTTGCCCGTTTCGGCTGATTGTGATATAATGATTGTGAGAGGGGGTGAAATCATGTCGGAAAATTGTGATTTTATGAAAATTATGCTAAAAGCACAGGAGAGTGCCGGACAAGCAGTTCTTACACTTGAGAAAAGCAGAAATACAGACAAATTTCCGCAAATGATGCCGACTGAATGGCATAAAGAACGTACTTATATAAATGCACTTGTTCGTGAAGCATTAGAAGAATATCACAAAGCACTTAAAGAAGCGTTTGAGAAGCAAGGCTTACAATTTCCAAATTTCTGAATCAGCTGATTCATAAGCAGTTTTTAAAATCTGATGTGCCCTGTCTTTAACAAAGAACTCATATTCGCTTTCGCCAAGAGATTTCGCATATTCTACCGAATATAAATAATGAAAAACCTCTTTTATAAACTCCAAATGCTTCCGGAAAATTTCCGCTATAGCCGCCTGCAATTCAAAATTGTCGGCGGCTGTATGATTTTCCTTGACCTTAACTTTGACTTTATGTATGTGCTGTCTGTTACGATTTTTCTGCTCGATTGTTGATTCTGTAGCAATTTCACTTTGCTCAGGCATAACTTTTTCCTTTCTGACCTGTCATCATCGGTACAGGGCGGTCATTCCCTGCAGACGGAAAACCTTGCGGCTTTCCGTTTCGCCAATATAGAAAGGATCTGTAGCAAACTTCAAGCCGTTAGCTCTCAGTCTGCATATATGCTCGTCTTTCCAAGCTGTCACCGATGCAGTCTCCGCCTCTTCGGTTGAGTTCCGTTATCGTACTGCTGATTTGCAGGTGTGTCGGGGTAACCTCCTGCAATGTCTCAGTTCCATGGTAACCGCCCCTACAAACTGGGCTTGATACGCTCAAGCGGGCGGATATCGTACTTTGGCAACGTCTATCATCTCGAGCCTCCCGATCTTCCGTCGGGTAAACGCACGACCAGCCTGTGCGGTTTCATTCCGACTAATTTTTTATCCCGGATTTCCTTCCGGCGGTCGGTGGGTCTGGGCTTGATACGCTCAAGCGGGCGGCTCAGGCGAGTGCGATAAACTCACCTTTGCAGTAATCAAACGCTCCGACATAGGAGTCATTGACAAAAACATTGCCGACTGTATCGGTATCGGCATCTATATCAAGATTGCCTTTAGGCAGTCCGCCGTTCTTACGGTAGTAATCCGTAAGGATTCTCTTTTTATCCTTAATGCTCATTTAGATCTCCTTCCGAGTATTTCGTCTGTCGATACAGCAAAGAAATCTGCCAGACAGATCAGATTAGCGATAGACATCTGCTTATTACCACGCTCCCAGCCACAGACCGCCGCAGGCGTTACGCCTATGGCGGCGGCAACTTCCTCTTGAGAAAGGTTTCGTTCCTGACGTAACCTTAAGATATTTTTTGAGTATGTCAT